CTTGACTTGGGTGAGCAGTGTCGCGTAAGCACCGAGCGTGACATTGCAACAATGTCACGTCGCGTCGAGGCTGAAGGTGAATCGTTCTTAACGATTACCCTCCCGAAGTATGGAAAAGCGTTTGAAAAAGCGCTTGACCAAGGCTTCCTGTCTCCTAACTCGATGACCGGTTTCCGGTTTCGAGGAGGTCTCCCCCTATTTCTAAGGGGTTTCCTTGAGAACATCTTCGACGCTGAAAGCGGTGTTCTCCTCAATGAGGTCTGCACTCATTCGATTTTCGCAGTCAGGCAGCTTTGCTACTTGGCTAAGAAGGTTGAACTTGAGTGCTCGCCTCGCCGCGTTGCAGCGGCGTACGCAAGGTACGTTGAGGTCGATAAGCAAGTTGAGGCGTCCGACTCTCTCCTTTCTGAGGAGATGGTGGCTGATTTTGGCCGCGTTGGGCGTATTCTGTTTGCTCGTCTTTTCTCTCGAGCAGACCATGAAGTCGCTTACTACGGACTTCTACCGAGTCATGGCCCAGGTGCAACAGCAAACCGTGTTGGCGGAAATGCCAAATACGATGCGCTTGAGTGGACCGCGCGTTTGGATCGAGTATTTCCGTCTTCGGAGTATCTCGTGCCAAACTTACGATTCCACCAGCACGTGGATAGTGCTCTCTTGCTTGAGCCCGGATATGAGCAACCTGTAAAGGTTACACACGTTCCTAAGACGCTTGAGAAGCCTCGAATCATTGCTGAGGAGCCTAGCTACATGATGTTCATGCAGCAGGCTCTTTGGCGTGAGTTCAAGACCGGTGTTTTGGACGATGATCTTCTTCGTCCATTCATCGACTTTACGGACCAGGAGCCTAATAGGCGAATGGCCCGTTTAGGGTCGATTTCCGGGGAACTTGCAACACTCGATCTGAGTGATGCGAGTGACCGCGTCTCAAATGTGCTTGTTCGTGAACTGCTCCGCAACCACCCCCACCTTCGGGAGGGTGTGGATGCATGCAGATCACGAACTGCACTTGTGCCTGGTCATGGAGTGATTCCTCTGACCAAGTTCGCGAGTATGGGCTCCGCCCTCTGTTTTCCTTTTGAAGCGATGGTCTTTCTGACCATCGTTCTCCTTGGGATTGAGAAGGCGCAGAACACCAAACTAACTCGCAAGGACATTATGTCCCTGCGTGGGAAGGTGCGTGTCTACGGTGACGATATTATCGTTCCGACAGACTACACGCGGTTCGTGTGTGATATGTTGGAAGCTTATGGCCTACGAGTCAACTATGACAAGAGTTTCTGGACTGGAAAGTTCAGAGAGTCTTGCGGAGGAGACTTTTACGCTGGAGTTGATACAACTCCAGTGCGTGCCACCCAGCCTCTGCCTATCACACATGGGAATGCTACAGGAGTGGTTGCTTGGTCTGCCTTTCGGAATCACGCATACATGCGTGACTTCCATCGGACAGTTCAAGCTCTTGACCATGAACTGGGCAGGGTCCTCAAAGGACTTTACCCGGTCGTTGGTCAGAACTCTCCCATCATTGGCAGATGGAGTCTGACGGGTTCTGAACCCGAAAGAATCTCCCCCTCCAACCCTCTTAAGGGCCTGGAAACAGGTACCTTTGAGGGTTCACTCCATAGACTCGAAGTCCATGGGTGGGAGGCCGTCCCCATCAAGCGCAGAAATGAGCTTGACGGAGTCGGAGCCTTGATGAAGTACTTCCTGAACGCCAGTGGCTTGCCAGTCACTGACAGGGAGCACCTTGTATATTCCGGACGCCCCGTTTCCGTCACACTAAAGAAACGGTGGGGCCCAGCGGACTGAGGAGTCGCGCTGGTGACCTAGGCACGTGATGTAAATCACGTGGTGGGAGCGATCCCACGTAAGGAGGCCGAGTGCCTTCTTGGA